TCTTCCGGTGCCCAGAACAAGGATCTAACTACTGCTGGTACTTACGATCTTAACACTGACTCAGACGGACGATGGAGTGCTGAAAGATTCCGTGGACTCATGTTCCAGTTAGAGCGTGAAGCCAACGTAATCTCCAAGAAGACTCGCCGCGGTAAGGGTAACTTCGTTATCTGCTCCTCGGATGTTGCTTCTGCACTCGCAATGGGTGGTTGGTTAAACCTCTCACCAGCACTCAACACCGACCTTGATGTTGATGACACTGGTAACACTTTCGTTGGTACACTCAACGGTAAGATGAAGGTTTACATCGATCCCTACTCTGCTACTACCGATCCCGGTGGTTCCGCAGACGTTAACTTCGCATGTGTCGGTTATAGAGGTACTAACCCCTATGATGCTGGACTCTTCTACTGCCCATACGTTCCACTCCAGATGGTTCGTGCGGTTGGTGAGAACACCTTCCAGCCCAAGATCGGGTTCAAGACTCGATACGGTATGGTTGCCAACCCATTCGCCGAGAAGCAAACTCTCGACGCACTTGGTGGAAACCAGTACTACCGCATCTTCGCAGTCAAGAACCTCCACGGTCTTGGTGGTCAGACTGGTGCAGGGTTCGAAGCTAACTGATAATTAAATATCAGATAGGATAAATGGGGAGCACTCTTCGGAGTGCTCCCTTTTTTT